ATCGTAAGAGTTTATCTCTAGAACTTCAAGCAGCGTTATCTCATCGATGTGGTCTGCTATGAGTTCAAGCATCTCATCAAACGTCCGTGCCATACCGCCTCCGTAGGTACGTCATGCTGATAGGCATCTCGTCAAACGCACCGTTGTCTACTTCATTGAACATCCACAGCCCAGCCCAGCTACCGTTAGTTTGTGGGTTAAGGTACTCTTCATCATGTTGGTAAAAGATACCACCGAACAGGGCAGTCATACGTTTACCTGATGCGTCGCGATCAAAAGCGATGTCCCTGTCTTGAACGTGTCCCATCACACAACTCATGTGCTTCTTCTGTAGCAGTAGCTTCGCTGACGAAACTGGTCTGCCCATTACACCACTGGTGAAGTAGTGACAGTATGCTACGCCGTCAATGACAACAGGCTTGAGGTAGGGATGTACTTCCCAGCCCTTCAGCGACAAGTCATCGTAGCTCATCAGCCCTTCAAGCTTGGCATCATTCTCTACTGCACGTTCAATGCGCTGCTCGTGGTTGCCCATCGTAAAGACTAGACGCGGCTTCCATACTGTCTTCTTGTTACTGCGTAGGCGCTTCTGCTCTGCCTTGATAACGTCCATGAACGCAGCCATAGCTGTGTTGCCAGCCTGTACATCCTCAGAGTAGCGCCGACCCTCGAAGGACTTCTTACCTACGTCGTAACTGGAAAGACTAGGCATATCCCAATGATCACCAAGGTGGATGATAACATCAGGCTTAGTAGCAACAGCGTACCTAGCGGCCCATCGAAGATGTTCATAGTTCTCTCCCGGTTTTACTTGAGTGTCAGGTATGATCAGGTGTCTAGTCATTGCGTCCACTCCTGCGGTAAAGTCTTTGGAGTGTACCAATCAAATCCGTTGCGCTCTGCCCAGTCTGACATGCAGTAGTAGCTTCCGTCCTTGCGCTTGGTTGCTGCTGGCATTCTGTTGTTGGGGTTTTGGAACACGAATACCAACTCCTCCTCTGGCTTGAGAGCCTTCTTGACATCGACATATTTACGAGCCTCTGGTTTCTCACGGAATCTCCCCTTAGCTTCGATATAATATGTTATACCGTTAGCCTTGTAAGTAAAGTCAGGATGATAATGTTTGTGTTGTACGTATGCAACGGCACAAGGGTGGTACTCACATCCCTTAAGCTGCTGCGCTAAGTCCCATTCAAGCCACGAGTCGTAGCCTTTCGGAACGTTATCCCTCGTTCGGCGCATTCCAGATCTCTCCTTCTTGACGGCGCAGGTATAGTAACCTTGCGTTCTCAATGACACGCTCTTCGTCGTCATACATTTTGACACACACATCATACATCTCACGTTCAGTTGTGCAGTCAGCCAGTGCTTTCTTAGCCTTGACTGGGCCTACACCCTTGATACCGATGATGTTATCTGCGCGGTCACCCGTTAGTATTTGTTCATACAAGAAACGAACAGCATCTTCAGGACTAACGTCATAGAAACTCTGCTTGTTAGGATTGAAGTGCTTGCCCGGAACCTGATCGAAGTCCTTGTCGATACTGACAATCAGTGAGTCGTCGTCGGCGGTAGCAGCAATGGCGATCAAGTCGTCTGCCTCTTCCTCTACGCTGACAACAGCAGCCCACTCGTCTATCAGGTACTGCCTAATAGCAGCAAGGTGCTCAGGTTTCTCTTTATCTTTTCTGTTTGCTTTGTAGCCAGCAGTGACTGCGTACTCGTTGCGGAAGTTGCCCTTTCCCGTGAGGTATACACGGTACTCAGGCTCGTCCTCGATGAGGATGTACAAGTCGCTGATCAAGTCAGACAGATAAGCACCAGCACTATACGCCGCGTACTCCTCTCTGTCCTCTTGTGACTTGTACGCGCAGCGGTAGGCTACGATGTCCCCATCGATATGAATCACAGCGCGTCAGCCTCGTCGATAGTATCATCAACGTACTCAATCATCTTCGTGACCTTGCACTTGATCATGCTTGGGCTACGTCCTGTACCTACTGACCAGTCGTAGTAGCCTACAACACAGACTGCTTCACTGCCGTTAGCGATCATAACATCAGAGTCGTACTCAACACCCTGATCATCTGTAACGCGCATAGGATTATTACTCTTCATCGTAATGAAGTAATCCTTTTCGTCACCCTTGTTAGCAGCGGCGATACCCATGTCGTCGAGCGCAGCTACTGCTTTCTCACTCAGGTTACCAAGAACTATCTGGTACTTGTCACTGAACTTGTTAAGCTTGTTACGCTCAACCCAGTAGAGTGTACCTTTGATTGTAAGTGGTTGTGGCTTATCCATAATGCTTTCCTTTTTAGTTAACTACCGTAATATTATACCATGTATTTTAACAGGTGTCAATGGGTTTCTGCCCACGTCTTACCTATTTTGTATTCACCGTCCATCGGACAGCGTAGTTCTAGTACCTCTCCTGCTTTTATGATTGATTCAACTAGTATCCTCCCTACTTCTTCAGCGTGTTCTGGCGTAGTCTCTACCTGAAACTCATCGTGTACGTTCGCAACAAATCTGTGCGGCACGTTACAGAGTTTGTCTCCTGCAATTACTAACGCCTGTTTCATGATCACTGCACCACACGATTGTAGCAGTGTGTTCAGTGCAGCATGTTGGTGTCGTATCCAGACTCTTCGTCCATCAATTCCGGGTAGGCTTCCTTCTGAAGCAAGTGACTCAACCTTTCTGACCAGCCTCCCAAAAGCTGGCATGTTTCGTAGGTAAGAATCTCTAGCTCGCTTGCCAGTCTTAGCATTTCCTCCGAGGATAGATCCAAGCTTTGCGTCTCCTGCTCCATACAAGAGAGCATAGGTAAAACGCTTTGCATCAGCTCTTGTTGCAAGTCCCGCAGCCTGTTGAGTTGCTGCGTGTACATCTCCGTCAAGTAATTCTCTGATGTATTCTTCATCTTTCATGTAGTGTGCTAGGCAGCGTAGCTCCAGACTAGAAGCGTCAGCACCTACCAACACGTTACCCTCCTCAACTGTGAAGCATTCCCTGTACGTAGACTCAGACGGTATCTGTGCCATGTTGGGTTTGCTGTGTGTCATGCGCCCAGTAACAGCACCGCATGTGTTAACGTAACCGTGTATGCGCGATCCAGAAACTGAGTCGAGCCACGACTTAACCATTGCAATCCTCTTGGAGAGTGTCAGATACTCAAGGACAAGATTGGCCTCTGGTATGTGGCTGAGTTCCTTAAGGGTTGTCTCATCCACCTTCGCCTTACCTGTCTCAGTGAAGGTCTTCCATACTGCACCCTTGCTTTCAAGGCGCTCTGCAACTTGTTGTCTACTGCCGGGATTGAATACCGTAACCTTATCCTTAAGACGCTTGCCCGTCTTCTCACTCCACCGCAACTCCACAGTGGGTGGAAATACCTCTTGTAAGGCATGCTCAATCTCCTTCATACGTTGTTCATGTTGTGTGTGTATGTCACAGCCTAGATTAAAATCAAACGCAAAGCCGTTAGCGATCTGATCACTGACCATGAAGGCCACTGAATGTTCCAAGTCCTGACAGGCATAGCTGAACTCCTTCTTCTTTAGCTGCTTGGTCAGGTGCTGGTGTACATGCCACGTTGCACGACAATCCTTCAGACAATACTCAACCATCTCTGGTGTTATGTCCCTGTCGAAGTCCTCGATGTTGAAGTCACCCTTGAGTTCTTCGCCTGCACGTATAGCCCACTGCTTGAGTGAGTGTCCACCTTCAATGGCTGGGTCAAGTAGTCTACCCATGATCATGGTATCCTCAACGTCACCCTGCCACACGAAGTCCCAAACTTCTTCTAACCTACGCAGATCGAACCCAATCAGGTTGTGTCCAATCAGTGTGGATGTACCAATCAAGGCTTCCTTTAGTTGCGTAGCGTTGTAACACGCAATACTCTTCCCAGAGTTCGGGAGATACACACCCGCTAGATGTATCTTCGTCCAGTCCAGTGTCGTTTCTAAGTCTACAACTGCGTATGTCATTGTCTTGCTCCTGTTGTACAATCCATCGTCCCATGTTACTCATTATAATATTCATCCAGTTCGTCAAACAAGCTGCTGAACTCTGGTATGTCAGCCAGTGTTCTTAGGTCAGCGCGATCAGAAAAGTTTACATCACCACCAGCGGATAAGCAACCGCTGCATACGTCAATGAACTCGTCTGTGTTAGAGCAACGAATTGTAGCTTCGTAGTCTGTCAGTTCTATGTTGCAAGCTTTGCATCTCACAATGCATTCTCCTCTTCTGTTAATCGTCCGGTGTCCTCGTTGTAGACTAGCCTACCTGCTGGCCCTGTCTTCCCGCTGAACCTGTTCTTCAGTACACGTAGCTTGGTAGTGTTACGTTCTTCTTCGTCCTCTGCCTGACTGTTTCGCTCTGCTCCTATCACTGCATCGGATAGCTGTGCGATGGCAGCACTACCTCGTAACATGCCGAGACTTGTAGCCGCACCATCCTCCAAAGACTTACCATCTGGACGCTTCAAGTGCGACACTAAAAGCAGGGTGATCCGCATCTCCTGAACAAACATACGTAGCTTGGTCATGATCATGTCGATTGCTTTGCGTTCATCCCCGTTCTGCTGGTCGGAAACCAGTATAGATAGGTGGTCAAGTACAATGAACTGACAGCCCAGACCCTTGACCATGTACCGCATACGTCCCAGCACACGTTCGATCTCGTTACTACCGAAGGCGTCCCAGAAGAACACTCTGTTCTCGTAGTTGGTGGCGTGGTACACCCTGTCAACCTCCTCCGGTGAGTAGTCACAGTCGGGTAAGTGTATAGGCTTGTTCATCTCTAGCCCTACAAGGCCCCGTAGTGTGCGCTCAGGCGTTTCTTCTAGGAACATAAGACCCATGCACCCGTTCTCGTCTTGCTTCAGCATGGCTACCACAAGCTCTCTGAGGATGGTTGACTTACCAAGACCACTGCCAGCACACAGCGTAACCAATTCAGCAGGACGGATTCCGTATAACATGTTATCAAGTTGACGGAATGGATAAGAGGTAAGGCCCCTGCGTAGTGGTACTTTGATAGCCGCAAGCAACTCACTAGGCCGCACGATACCGTCAGGTGTGAACACCTCTGACTCCCACCACTGCTTTAAGAACTCGCCCTGCTTGCCGTTGATCAGGTACTCGTTGGCATCCTTGCCGTCGGGCATCTTCATTATCTTTGCCTTGTTACCGAACAGTTCTGCAACATCGTTCGCTGCGTTCTGTCCCGGCTCGTCACTGTCAAAGCAGATGATAACATTCTCAAAGCTGTTGAGGTATTCAAACTGATTACGGCAATCCTTAATGGCAGCTTGCGCTCCGTTGCGTACACTAACAACAGGGTACTTGCTACCGAACATCTGGTATGCCGCCATGCAATCGTACTCGCCCTCGGTTATGGTGATGTAACGTCCACCTGAACTGAACAGTTGTTGTCCGAACAGTCTCCCCTTTGTCCAGTCACCCTCCGTGACGAAACGTTTATCAGGGTAGCGAACCTTTGCTGCGACGGGTTCGTTGCCTTCATCGTAGTAACCAAACAACACACGATCACCATCGACAATAGCACTGTACTTCTCTGCTGTTTCTTTTTGTATGCGTCTGTCAATGATGGCACTGTACTTACCTGTCAGTAGCTTGGCGTTGAATTGCTTCTTGGTTTCGGGACGGTGCTCGTATGATACACCCTGCCAGCCAGCGTCAGACTTGCTACGCTTACCGCATGAGAAACAGTACGATGATCCGTCCTCGTTAACAGTCAAACATTTGTGATGCCCACAGTCGTGGCAACTTTGATGTGTCTTTGCAGTTGTCATAAGATCCTCTTTAAAGAGACTTAAAAGTTAAAACTATA